CATTGACAGACTCAATGAACTTAGCATACACCCTTTGAATATAATGCTGTGATCATCTCCTGCTTCAGGTGATATAAATGCAACGGTAAAAGTTTTAGTGTTTGTACTTGCACTTGCACCTATTTGTAATTCAGGTGGAGTATAATTAAAAGGCACATCATAACTAGCAGGTGAACTTCCGACTGCTGAAGTCAATATTGCCTGTAATAAAATAGGCAAGGTTGTTTGATCTGCATATCCTGAAAAAGATATTTCTTTAATAGTATGTTTTTCTGATATGTAGGCATCTGCAACCTTTGCTGTTCTGCCATCTCCACTTCTTACATCCAGTACTTGTGTTGGTGCAATTGTTGGAAATGTAATAGCATCAATATTTAAAAGATTCATACTTGATACAATTGCAGTTCCAATAGTTGTTTCTGGCTTAAAGGACATTTTAAATTGCGAATTGGAATACCCTGCTCCGTCTAGTGCCATTACTCACTCTCCTTTGATTTTGATTGTTTGACATATTCTTGAGCAAGTTCAGGGATTTCTTTTAGATCAACCACCTCTCCCTTGTTCAACTTTCTCCAATCTTCGGTGTGCAATCCACTATATGAATCCCACATTGGTATTGGTTTTTTTAAATCTTTTATTACGACTTTCATAAATATCTCCTATTCATAGTCAGGTTCTGATGATGTGCAAGAAAAAGCAAAGTTGATCACATAGTTATCAGGTCTGTTTTCTTCTTGATCCGTTAATGCAGAATTATAAGCGACATCTCCAACGATTGCATTATGATACAAATAACTGGTCAGTAGATTCCAGTAATCCTCACTTAATGCAAACCGATCTGTTAATGTTGAAAAGATTGTTTCATCTCTCAAAGGAGATGGATTATTTTTTATCAATCTCAGCATTCTTTCAGCAATATTAGATAAATAATTACTGTGAGTGTTTCTTTGAAAACCTAATCGGTTCATATAAAATCTAATATTAAAATTATAGTTTCTAATAAATCCACCTGATAAGGGTTCTACATCAGAAACCGAATCAAATAGAATATTAAAAAAAACGCTGTTTCTGTATCGGTAATCTTTTTCAAATACAACTGGCATACTGAACTCCTCCGTAATCAATTGTTGGAGTTTGTTCATGATCTGTTTGCCTTTGTTTAAATATATCATCTTCTCTCGATTGTGTAGGTTTTAACTGGTGATCCACTTTCAGGTATCATTCCTGAACATTCAATCTCCCATGTATCGTTTGTGGTAAGAACCCCATAACTAAAACGAATCTCAAGTCCGTGTGCAAGTTGCTGATATGCTCCTGAAATAGGTTCATTACTTACCACTTCTTTCACTTGTAAGCCAGTATCATCTCCGACAAACACAGAATAAGTAACCGATGTATTTGCAGACCCTCGAGAAAGTGTTCCACCATTTGTAATGATTACTTTAATAAAATCATCATCTGTTGCCAATCCTCTTAGATCTGAAATATTTGCAGTTGTATTTGAATTGACACTCACCCTGCGAACAACGCCTTGATTCTGTCTTGATGATTTATCGTGCCATAATGAAATCTCACCTGATTTAATTAAATCTAAATATCCGTTTTTTTCTTCAGGATTGTATGCTAGAGATTCTAAATAATCTGCACGGTCTGGATCATACGGTCTTACGATTGAGGCACAAGCGAGGAGTGCATTTGATTTAATTATAATATCATCGTAATCTCTACTGCTTGACCCTTGTATGCCGACACCTAATCTTTTGTGAATAGGTTTATTGATATAGGATCTAATAAACTCAGCTGACTTTTGTAATGCTAAAGTTTTTAAATCTGAAAAAGATCTA